GATGAATTGCTCAAGCGCACAGCAAAACCCGACAAACATATTCCTCACTCTACTTGCGGCGAATTTGTCCTAGCAAAATATTCGCCTTACGACCAAGTCTGGTTCGGTTTTTGTGAGAAGTGCGATGTATCATTGGAGTGGACGTAATGTTGATGAGTTTCAAAAGAACTAATCTTACAAATACGCCGTATGATAATCCACATATTAGAAAAATATTGGATCGTCAAATTGATTTGATGATGACCAAGACAGGCGGCAAAATGTTAGGCATTGATGGTTTTGCAAGAGAATCCTTTGTGCATACAAATGAGAATTTTATTACAAACGATTTGAATGAAGAATTTGATTGTCATTATAATTTAGAGTGGAAGGATTTCTGTAGAACAATAAAAATGAGAGTTGAAAACTATGGTTTACGTTCTCCCGATTTAGTTTTCTTTGACCCTCCTTATTCACTGCGCCAACTAAAAGACCATTATGATGGAATTGGAAAAGACCTCAAATTGTGGCAAACACACAATATGTGGGGTGTTGGAAAAGATTTGCTTGCTAATAGTATGAAAGTTGGTTCGCGAGTTGTTTCTTTTGGTTGGACTACTTCAGGGTTCGGAAAGAAAAGAGGATTTGAAAAAGTAGAAGTCCATGTGTTTGAACAAGTCGCAAGAGAAGATCGTTATTCTCTCTTGGTTACTGTTGAAGAAAAGGTTCAGCATTCATTAAACGATTATTCCATGAATATCGAGTCCGAATGAAGCCGCTAATGCAATAACAACAAGTTTGATTGTTTTTGCCATTCCTCTCATTTCAAGAACGGCTTGCTCCATCATGAGCATTCTCTCTTCAATTTTAGAGATTCTTTCGTTTTGAACATCATCTTGACTCATAGCATTCGCACGTTTCCATTATCAGCGTGTTTAATTGGAGGCCATTGGTCTCGTAATGGCCCTGAAATAACACCTGCATTCAATCCAATTCGCAACCAATCAGGTCTCTTTTCACCAAATGCTTCATCATATGCACTCATTTGTCTCGCATCTCTTACCGCTTGGCGAATTCCTGGTGTTGTTGTCATTGCTTCAGCGTCTCTTGTATTAATTGGAAGGAAATATGCGTTTGCCGCATCAGGTGTAATCGTGTGTTCAGAACGAATACCGCCAAATCTCCACATTGGAAATACGTTACCTTGGAGAGTCGCAAGAGTCCTCATAGCACCGTTTGACATTAGCTCGGCACACATTGCATTATGGGATTCAGCCAAAACGCCTAATGAATGAGTCAGAGAGCTGGTGGCTCTATCATCAAAAACAAGCATAAATGAGTATGCAATATTACTGTATTGAGTTTCAGGAGCGCCATGAATACACATATTGATGTAAACATGGTCTGAATAAAAATATTCTTTGTTGTTTGATGATATTTGCAGGGACGGAAATTGTGTAAAGAGTGATCGGCCATTTTGCAACAAATCGCCAACAACCTTGAACAAAATTGAATCATCGCCTGCGGCAGGGTATCGGCGAGTCTGAATTGGTGGGTCTTCTTGGAAATTCATTAATGTTGGAATTACTGGAAAGGGTGCAATTACTATCTCGAGGTTTTGACGATCAGGCTCGAGTGGAACCGTCATGTATGCATCCTCGAAAAAATCCACTTGCGTTAAGTTGTGCATCAATCCTTTCTGTAGGTTAATTCTTTTTGTAATCCAAGCGTTACCTTCTGCATCAGTAGTGATTGCTTCTTGTTCAATAGTTTCCTTTACAACGTGAATTGGCATTACTTACACATCCTATGAGCGGCTTTAACTGCGGCCTTGAATCCACCTTTCTTCCACTTTCCATTCTTATTCATATGCTTAGGCTTGACCTTAGCAAATGCTTTCTTGTATTTTCTTTGATAGGAAGTAGTTTTCTTTCGCTTAGGTTTGTTGATCGTGGAGTTATCAAGTTCTCTAACAACTTCTTGAACGTCTTCTACATTTCCGCCCGTAGGCATCAATGTTTCACCTGCACGAATGTAAACTTGCAGGGATGGGGAGCCTTGAATCATGTATGCTTGGTATGCGGGAATAGCAACCATGTCAAGAGGAAATACTGTCTCCCCATCACCTATGATAAGTCCAATTCCTGCTCCAAGAGCCCCACCTAAGGGGCCACCGAGACTTGCACCTAAACCTCCAAGAGCAACAGCGGATTCAACTTTTGATGCCGCCGCCTCTGTTTTGCTTCTTGCCACCAGGACCACCTCAGAGGTCTTGTGCCTGAGTGAGCATTTGTGTCAAATCTTTGGTAGTAATTTTCTTTGGTTCAGCGATAATCATCACGTCAATTTCTGCGGTTGTAGATGCAAGGGCTTCGTTAGCGCAGTTTTCAAGTCCAATTCCAATTAATAGATCGGTCACAACATCATAACCTTCAGGGTGAAGGTCAGGCGTTCCAAACATATGTTCGTATGTGTTCAAAGCCATTGCCGCTACCGGTGTACCTTGAGTTAGAATAAGTGATTGCTTTTCAAAGACACATAGTACGTTTGGTGAACCAATTCCAACATCAGTAATCTGTTCGTATGCGGTTGTTGTTGCAAATACTTTGACAGATGATTGAATATCGTTACCTGCAACTGCGGCGTCTGTAGGTCCCATGTAGTTCGGCCATACTCCGTCGTCGTTTGCAACAGTAGTACGAAGTTGAAATCGAACTTCTTTTACTGCTAATCCACGGTTTTCTGGGATTGAAACGTAGTCTGATAAGTCAATTCGTCCATAAACAAGGGCTGTATCGCCGTTGGAATCTATGTCAAATTGAAGTCTGTCTCTGAGAATAACATCGTTTGTGCCTTTCGCCATGCATCTTCCAAACATCGAAAGTAAATAAACACACCTAGTGCAAAAAATACACCGATTTACCCCCTCCGACTCCCATCTTTGCGGCGAAGCCGCCAATCTTCAGCGCCATTACCAAAAGCAGGCCTTAGTTACCATCCCCAACACACCCACCCCTTGCTAACTAGCCATAGGATAAGAACCCTCCCCGTTTTTTTTTGGAGATATATATATACAAAAACTTCATGGCTAGGTTTGCGGGAATATATATGATATGCGAAGAATGCAGAAGACCTACAATACCATACTATGACGATCAACCTATTTGCGAGTGTGAAGAAAATGATTAAGGCATTTGCTAGATGGATTCTAAGATATGATTATGACCGTTACATCGACGGTTGGAAAGCAGGCGTTAATCAATTACATTATGAGCCCAAAACTGCCTGGCATGGTATTATTTCGTATGCTGAATATTGGGGTGAAGAAGAATGAAACATAAAATGGTAAATTTATGCGATGCTAGCAAAAGAGTGGCTGATGAAATGCCCAATTTTTCCAAATGGGTACGGGATGAATTGCTCAAGCGCACAGCAAAACCCGACAAACATATTCCTCACTCTACTTGCGGCGAATTTGTCCTAGCAAAATATTCGCCTTACGACCAAGT